TAAAATGATTTCTCTCCTCCAGAGAGAGTTTCATTTCTTTATAGAATTTCACTTTGATATTAGAAAAAAATAACTCTCTGGAGAATAACAATGTTAGCAGTAACTCTCACCTTAGGAACATTAATTTCTGTAATGTTCTTTTTTATTGGAGGTGTGCTAGGATGGATGCTCAAACAGTATGTAGTTGAAAAGAATTATTATTCTTCAATTAATATGCATCCTGAGATGTTTGATGAAAATGGAAATGTAATTCCAGATGAAATTTTAGCCGTGAGGTTTGAGAACGATTATGACGACGACAACGAAGAAGATGACGACTGAAAAACCAATTGAAACTCTTCCAACAAATCCTTTTGTTTTTGAAATTTTAGAACTTGCTTCTAAGCAAAGATCTAATGCAAAGAAAGTGGAAGTTCTGAAAACATATGAGCATGATTCGGTAAAATCTATTCTTATTTGGAATTTTGACGACTCTGTTGTCAGTCTTCTTCCTGAAGGTGAAGTTCCTTATAGTGGAGCAACTGAGCAAACAGTGTATTCGGGATCCCTTTCAGAAAATCTTGCAAGAGAAGCAAGGGGTGGAGAGTCTGCAACTGGTCAAGATTTGGACGGACGAGGTAGAACATCTCTTCGTAGAGAATATCAAAATCTATATCACTTTGTAAAAGGTGGTAACGACACTCTCTCCACAATTCGTAGGGAAATGATGTTCATTAATATTCTTGAAGGACTTCATCCAAAAGAATCAGAAATTTTAATTCTTGCTAAAGATGGAAAACTTTCTGATAAATACAAAATTACTCTTGATAATGTAAAAGAGGCCTATCCCGATATTACTTGGGGCGGCCGTTCGTGAGTGTAGTAGCGGAGAAAAAAATGGCAGAGAAAAAAACAGAACAAAATACTGCAGATCCTGCCTTATATGGGTGTGAAATTGTTTTAGAAAAAACTACTTTACAAAAAGTAAAAGATCCCGCATTTCCAAGTGATGCCAAATTAATTTGGTATGAAATTAAAGGAGAAACGCATATGGATCTCTGTCGCGGTAGAAACGTAAAGATATTTGATATGTACTATGACAAGTATGGTCCTGGTGCGGTTCAAAAAATTGATTTTGGATACGGAAGAACTAACCCTAGACTGTGGGGATACAAACCTAAAGAAGCAAAAAAAAGAAAATGAGTGCAGGATTTGGTGCTGAAAAAATTAAAAGTGGTGAGGCAAAAGTCATTATTAATGATGACGAAGTAAGCAAACTACTAAAGAAATATAAGAAGATTAAAAAATATATGAAGTCTCCTATCTTTACCGTAAAAACAATGGACGGAACAGAGGAACTTGTGAGTTCACTACTTAAAGAAGCAGAGGAAAATCCTATAGACTAATGGGAAAGCATTACTTACTTAACTTATATGGATGTTCGTTTGTCCTTTTGGATGACGAGCGATATCTTATAGACTTACTGGAAAACGCAGCAATTGCAAGCGGTGCTACTGTCATTCAGACTATCTCTAAGAAATTTGAACCCCAGGGAGTTACAGTATTATGCTTGCTGTCAGAAAGTCATATTAGTATTCATACTTGGCCAGAGGAAGGTAAAGCATCCGTTGATGTCTATACTTGCGGAGATTGCAATCCAAAGATTGGATGTGATATCATCATTCAGCAACTCTATGCAACGAGTCATACGTTAAGTTACATAGAACGGTAGTCTATTATACAAAAAAAATATTATAACTATAATACGTTCACCTGTTTAGGCGGAAGTACCGATAAGGGAAGGAACGCAAATTTACCACAAGTAAAGGAGCACCCTAATGAAAAACAATTGGCAACTTATTTTAATTAAACAACAAAAAGAAAAAGAAAATCGCAAGCATCAAGCAAAACTTGCAATGGCAATGCGATGATATTCCGGGGTCTTGACAGACCCCCTTTTTTTGTCTATAATACCTTTGTCTGGGTTGATTTAATGGATAAAGAAAAGATTAAACTAATTGTTAAAAATTTAGAGTCTCTGGTAGAAATTCTAAAATCAGAAATTTATTCTGATACAGATACATATAAACCTCCACAATACGAACAAGTTTCCCAACACTTTACTGATTACGACGAAGTATTTTATGACGATGACGATGAATAATATGAAACCAGAAGTTAAACTGATTAGCGTTACTCCTGATGCAGAGAAGCACATGTCTTACTGTGCTCGTGTGAGTAACCCAAACAACCAAGAGAACGATAACTTCTCTGGACTGCTTAAGTATTGTATTAAGCATCAGCATTGGAGCATCTTTGAGCAGGCATCAATGACTGTGGAAATTAATACTACTCGTGGTATTGCTGCACAAATCTTGCGTCATAGGAGTTTTACATTCCAAGAGTTCTCTCAAAGGTATGCAGATACAAATCTGCTGACTTCCAAGATTCCTCTTCCCGAACTTCGTAGGCAGGACACAAAGAACCGCCAGAACTCCACAGATGACCTTCCAGCAGACCTTACGATAAAACTATACTCAAAGATAGAGGATCACTTTGCTGCTTCTCAGAGTCTCTACAATCGCCTCTTGGAGGAGGGAGTAGCAAAGGAGTGTGCAAGGTTCGTACTGCCCTTAGCAACGCCCACAAGACTCTATATGACGGGCTCTGTAAGGTCATGGACACACTATATTGATTTGCGTTCTGCACATGGAACACAGAAGGAACATATGCAGATTGCAGAAGCAGTTCGTTGCATCTTTACTTGTCAGTTTCCTGCAGTATCTGCTGCTCTTGAATGGACTCGTGAAGGATGCTCCGAATGTATGGATGCTCCTTCGATTACTCTTGAATAAATAAACTTACATATTATTTTTAATAAATGGCAACCTATCCTGTTTATAATAAAGTCACTGGCGAACAAAAGGAAGTGGTTTTAAGTGTTCATGACTGGGATCAATGGAAAGAGGATAATTTGGATTGGGATAGAGATTGGTCCGATCCATCTACTTGTCCAGGATCTGGAGAAGTGGGTGAGGTTTATGACCGACTTAAAAAATCACATCCAGGGTGGAATGATGTTCTTCACCGTGCATCAAAAATGCCTGGTTCAAAAGTAAAACCAATCTGACACTATGACAAGAAAAAATACATCCAAATCGCCAGTTCCATTTGGTGTAAGCAATAGGCAGATGAAGAGAAAGAAACCACTCAATCTTGATATCATGAGAGATCTGGAACCTCTCACAGATAATCAAAGAAAGATGTATGAGTCCTATAAAGAAAATAAACATATTGTTGCTTATGGGTGTGCTGGTACGGGCAAAACTTTCATTACGCTTTATAATGCATTGAAAGATGTTTTAGATGAAAAAAGTCCATATGAAAAAATTTATATTGTTCGTTCTTTGGTTGCAACTCGTGAAATCGGTTTTCTTCCTGGCGACCATGAAGATAAGTCCTCTCTTTATCAAATTCCCTATAAGAATATGGTGAAGTATATGTTTGAGTTGCCAACCGAAGCAGACTTTGAAATGCTTTATGGTAATCTCAAAACTCAAGGAACAATTAGTTTCTGGAGTACTTCATTCATTCGTGGAACAACTCTTGATAATTCAATTATTATTGTGGATGAATTTCAAAACTTGAATTTTCATGAACTTGATAGTATAATTACACGAGTTGGTGAAAATTCAAAGATCATGTTCTGTGGTGATGCTACTCAATCTGACTTGGTTAAAACTAATGAAAAGAATGGCATCATTGACTTCATGAAAGTTCTTCGTGTAATGCCTTCTATTGATATTATTGAATTTGGAGTGGCAGATATTGTTCGTTCTGGATTTGTGAAAGAATATATTGTTGCAAAAATGGAATGTAATCTATGAGTTTTATTCATCATAATTATCTGGGTGAGCTTGAGTTAGAAAAGAAAGAAACGAATGGTATCCGACTGTACAATCTTCCTGACGGTCAGTGGGTGCCTTCGATTACTTCTGTCACAAGTTTCTATAATCGTCAAATCTTTGTTGATTGGCGAAAACGTGTAGGAATTGAAGAAGCAAATAAGATTACTCGTATTGCGACTGCGCGGGGTACTGACTATCACCAAGTCTGTCAAGATTATTTGGAAAATAAGGAACTGGATTGGAATAATTACCAACCAGCAAGCAAATATATGTTTCTTCATGCGAAGGAATATCTTGATAAGATAAATAATATTCATGCGATTGAGAGAACTCTGTACTCAGAATACCTGGGATTAGCAGGTAGAGTTGATTGT